TTGCTGCCAAACGGTCGAGTCGGCTGCGAGTACGAGATCACCGGTTGCACTGATCTGAAGGTCTCCGCCCCAGGTCAGATAAGCATCATTCATTTGGAATCAGCTTCAATCTGTCGGTGTAGGTGGGGTTTCGGACGGCAGATGAGTATGTTCGTTATAGTGTGCCCGAAGACCAGACAACGGCCCGTAACCATCGTACACATCGCCGCTGACGTGTAAGTCCCCGGTATGGGTCCAAGTCGAGCCATTGCTCTCGATTGAACCATCGTTGTGCAACTTCAGAAAGCAGCCGCTTTGGTGAATAAGCCAAAATTCACCCGAGGGTGCCACCGGCGGCAATGCAACGTTCGACCAGAGCCGCCCGACGATCAAGCCTTGCTCCGCGTCGCCCTCCTGCCAAAGCACGACCACCTGGTCACCCGGCACTGGTGCGCAGACCATACCCCATCCGCTGCCAATCCAACCTGCTGCGATGGGCAACCAACCCGTCAGCACGCTCTCTGGCTGTATGGTTACCCGTGCGGTGTAGGTCTGGCTATCTACAGACGTGACAAGCCCCAGTCGCGGGTGTGCCCAGCCACGATCCAATTGCGCCGCATGCGCCTTCAGGTGGTTGATGAAGGCGTCCAAGCGACACTCCTCGCCTGCACATGCTGAATAAAGCCACCGCGTAGCGATAGACAACGCTCGATCTCTGACACTTGATAGGTGCCGTCGAAGTCCGTTCCCGTGTTGGCGAGTGCAATCATCATCCGCGGCATGGATGTCAGATCTCCCGGCATGGTGAACGAAACCACGCGTTCGTGCTTGGTCATCTGGGCCAACGCCTGCTGTGCCATGAGCGTCGCATCCCCGGTCGGCAGATTCGGGCGCACGATCACCAGATTCACGCCAGCGCCTGTCGAGTTGGCGGACGTGAGTGTCTGCGAGACGGATTGCTGCGATTGGCAATCCCAACTCTTCACTTCGACGGAAACGCCAGCTGCAATGTCGAGGCTCCTTTGCAGGCTCAGAGCAACGCAATCATTCGGACAAATGGTAACCGTTGGTCCCGTTGTGGTGGGTGGTTCAAAATGCAGGGTCGATCCATCCACCCAGATATCAAAACCCTCGATCTCCGCCAGCCATACCACCAAATCCCAATCGTTTGTTGCGCGAGCATTTTGGTACATCGCGGTGCGCGTGCGGCTGGTCCCGAAGTACCGCCCCACTAGGTTCGAGGTTGCCGTCACATCTGGCACGAGACCGTGCCGGGCGACAATCGCCGAGACGATATCGCTCGACGTTTGGTTTTCGAACGTTTGCTGAGTTTGGGACGTCAGGAACCGCGCGGTAAGATCCCTTCCCGCCAATTTCACGTCTTGACGAATGGCATCGATCTCAATTCGATCGACATCGCCCAGAATAAGCGAGATCCAACTCCCATCCAACCCGACTTGCACCTCGACGGAGAGTGGAACCTGGGACCAGAATCCCACAGAGCCTTCTGAAATCGCGGCGGAAACGCTAAACCTATTCGCGCCAAGATAGAGGTCGTTCATTACGGCAATGGACTCTACGCCGGCGATCGCTGTACCATTCACCAGCACGGTCGCGGCAGGTACTCGTGTGTCAGCCGAAGCCAATGACACCTCCCGGAGCGGTCTGCACCGATGGCAATGTCAGCATTGTCAGTCCCGAGAGCCAGGGATCATTGATGTCATTTAGCGCGGCGATGCGATCCCACTGCGTCGCATCGCCATAATACTGGCACGCGAGTTGAAACAATGTTGTGCTCACAACCGTAATCGTTTGCATTAGGATTCCGCGAGCAAGAAGTTGGCGTTGGCGCGCGCCAGGTATCCTCGGGCGGCTGCTAAGTTCGCGAGGGATGCTGTTGATGCAAGTAGACTGGTGATGTCGTCCGTCGACAGGCCAGCACCCGAAGCTGCGATATCGGCATCAGTGCTGATGACCAGGCTCGACAATGCTCCCGAAGCCGCGGCATATTCTGGCGTACCCGCCGTGAAGGCGCCGGTGACGCCGAGTGTCGACCCAGCCTGACCGATGTCGATGAAGCCTGCGGCAACGCCAAGGTCGGCAACAACCGCCAATTGCGCGGTGGCATTTGTTCCTATAGCGGAGGTGCTGGTGCGTGGTGCGACAACGCAACGGATCCGGTAGGGTATCCACCACGGATTGGTAAAGTCAAGCAACAGCTCACCGACAACAACGGCAACGAGAAAGCTGTTCCAGGCCAGCATGACGGTTGATCCATTGCGGCGCAATCCATCAAGCAAACGTGCGCGGTCGGCGGCGTTGCCGCCCGAGAGAATGCCAGACCAGAAAATGTCCGCGTCATCCGGGCCGAGGGCGTCGATGATCCGCGCGCCACCGGGCAGGCGATGAACAGCCAATGCCTGCTTGCCGCCAAAGCGAACTGCGCCGGAAACTTCGAAACCGTCCAATACCACGCCACCGAGTACGACAGGCAAGTCAGCCTCCGATCATGCGGCCGGGCGGGAACGGGCTCCTGGTCGGATCGAACGCGGAGCTGCCGCTCGGCGGCCTGCCTGCCTCGTGCGCCAGTTTCCGCGCCATCCAGCGGCCGACCAAATTTCCATCCAGGAACACATCACCTTGTGTCGGGCCGCCACCGGCGGGTGAAGCGGCGTCGTTGCTACTTGCCGCGGCGGCAGCATTTTGAGCGGCGCCGGTCGCAGGGTCTTCGCGCGCGGCAAAGCCGCTTAAATTCCCGGATTGCAGTTCGGGGGCCTGAATGGACATCGATGCACGCGAGGCCCCGGGCGCGGTGGAGGTCACCGCCCGCCGAACCGGCGCAAATGCAGCGGCGGTGGCAATCGGTGAGGCAGGCACAGGAGAGCCATATTTCCGGTCGAGCCGAATCTCCTGCGGCATGGGCAATGAACCGAATTGCACGGCCCCTGAATCCGATGGCGCGCCCCGCCTGGCATTTTCGGCGCTGGCCCCGGCGGCTCCCGGCCGGTGTCGGCCGATCATCAATTTCAGCGGTGCGACCGCTCCTGCCGGTGTGGCAGCCGTCACGGCAACAGCCTCCGCTACCATGGGCGGAATGATTTTGCGCTCGCCGGCGGGCGCGGTTGACTGGCGCGGCCCAGCGGCTCGCCGGGTGGTCGCCGTTGCCACGTCGCTCATCACATTCGCGCCGGCTGATTGTTGCCGTGCTGGCCGGGCCCCGAAGCCGCTTGCTCGATCGACAGTAACCACCGACATCACTTGCGGCCGGGCTAATGCCGGCGCGACCCGGCCATCCATCACTCTGAGCATCAGGTGAGCGCTTGCTGCGGCGTGCTTGCTTTCAGCGGAGGATGCTCGATTCCGGTTCACCGCTGGTTGCCACAGCTGGCGTAATTCGATGTCCTGATCGTCGCCCACGTGCCCGGGCGCGGTTCCGCGCGAGAGCTTGGTGGGCATGCGTGGATGACGCGCAAGTATCGGCTCACGTTGTTTTCTTGCCGCAAGAAAATCGTTAGCACCTGCCGAACCGCCAAGCCCGGCCAAGATACGATCCGTGCGTGCGAGGCCACTGAGCGCCGTTTGCACCTGCTTGGTAGCACTGGCCAGTGCCCTGCCGAGTCTGCCAGGCAGCGCGGTCGCCAGACCCACCTCGTGCACCGGCACCATGGTTCCATCCTCGTTCCGTGCCATCTTCGGCCGAACCAGGCGCATACCCGGGATGTTCGCGCCTTAAGTTTCAGCCCAGGTCCGACTACGCCAATCGAACGCCAGTCCGTCGAGCCAACCGATTGCGGCGATCCATGCCAGCCGGTCGTCCACCGGCAGCGAAAATGCAACGTCGAGCGGCACCCCGTTCCGGACTAAATATAGGCAGTCCACCAGATCGGGGTGCCGGCTCAGTTTCCCGTTTCGGTCTCACTTGGCTTGGCCGGCTCGCTTGCTTCTAACAATCGCGCCACGGCTTCGATGCCCTCGTCGCCAAGGCGCTGCACTAAACCTTCCAGTTGAGATTCGGTCATTGGTTGGGGCACTGGCACCCCGTCGATTTCGATCACCGATGTCGCGAGGGCCGCCATGCCGAAATAAGGCGCGTTCTGTGCAAGCTCGGGTCCGATGGCTTTGAATAGTCGCAAACGGTCCAAAGCGGTCAGGCGACGCACCGTCAGGCGGCGCCCGAGATTGTCTTCTGTGGTCCCAATCTGGGTGGCGGCCGCCATCAGAAGCTGCGACGGTGTCTCCATCACAATCTCTGCCGCTGGGTGGCAAAGAACTCCAGCCGCTGCCGAACAGCGCTATCGCCCTTCCAACTGCCGGAGTTCGCGAGTTTGAATACAACACCGTTATATTGGTAAGTTGATGTAGAGCCATCAACCTCGGCAATGTATTGATATACCGTGCCAGCCGGCAGGAAGCCTTGGGTGAAGAAGGCCTGCTCGGCCATTGCGATGAAATCGTCTACCGCACTGGTCCCTCGTTCGACGTCGAAATTACCCTCCCACCCTTTTGGCAGTTCGGCACCCATCGGTACACCATCCAATCGATCCAGCCGAATGGATTGCGTGAGCTGCCGGCTTTCGAAACCGGTTACGTAGGTCAGGTCGACGCGCCCGAATGGTCCCATGACGACCAACTGGCAGTCGCGCCCAATTGAAAACGAGTTAATTGGCATTATCGCTGCTCTCCAGGTCGGTCAATAGACAGCATTCGGCTGGGTAGCGCCTGATCGCATGCACCACAACCCACCACACTAAGGGTGCTCGCTTCCTCGGTATACCGTGAATTACACCGGTCCGCTTGGCAGGAGCTGACTCTGCACCACCACGGTCTGGCCACCCTCCACATTAACGATAAACTTCTCGTTGATACCTTGGTATTGCACCTGCGCGTCGCTTTGAACATAACCCAAGCTGGTCCGGCTCAACGGATTATTGCTGGCGTCGCAGATGACCGAGAATGGAATGCTCCCATCCGCGGCCAATGCCAGGATGCCCTGGCTCAGGAGTGCCTGCAAAAAACTCATTTCGGTCGAGCGAATCTGTTGAAAGAGCGTGTTGTTAATCACCTGACCGACGAATTGGCCCATTCCGGCGGCCAGCGTCGCCGCGATGAAATTCGTCATGCGCGTATAATTATCGCCATTGGTCGCCGCGTTACTCGATGTATTGTGGCCAAAACGCACGCCCCAGTAGGCGCCCCCCGGTTGCGGGTTCGCGATCACATCGATCCCTGCCAATACCAGCGTCTGCAGCTCGGCCTCGCTGTATGTGGCCGATTGCCCGCTGCCCGGCAATCCGGCACTTTGAGTGCCCACCACGCTGTAGAGCGGCTTGTTTAGGCTGGACTGTTCGGGCGACAGATTGGCCAGTCGGCCGGCGACAAATCCCTGCGGCGACACCAACCGGATCAGGCCGTTTGCCTGGTCGGACCAATACACCCAGTCGCCGAACATCAGTTTGACTGCAAACGAATCCAGGCCGCTTTGCTGTATCACGGCCACCGCGTCGGTGATGGAATCGCCTGGGGGTCCGGTCAGGATCATGTACACGCCTTCGGATTCTCCGAAAGCGGCTTGCGTTGTCCATTGCGTAGGTTGATCGGTATCGGCGAGCAGGGCAATGCTGCAGCCCTGCGCGCGCAGCGCATACATGCCTTGGCGCGGTAGGATATCCTGGCCCACGAGCGTCGCCGCGCTGATCGCCGCGGCGCCATCGGTGCCACCTAACAACGTCTGTCCACTGAACGCCGCAGGCGTCACGCTGGTTGCCGAACCAAGGGTCGCCACCACCAACTGAGATGGGCCGCGAAGCGCACTGTTGCCACTATTCACGGCCGCGACCAGTGCGGCCCAGAACGCAGCGGGTGTTGCCACCGGAATATTATCGAAGATCTCCGGTACCTGGCCTGGCATGGAAGTGGTCAATCGCCAGGTGCCGTATTGCGAACCGCTGCTCAGCGAAACAGTGATGCTGTTGCCCTGTGTGCCGGTATAACGGGCGGTCAGCATCGCCGCGTAGGCCCCGTTCAGAAACGCAATCGCGTAGCTCGCCGCGGTATCCGTGCCATCGGTGACCCGCACGCAACGAAAATCCGAAGCACCCTGCTGCACCGCAGTTGCAACCTGTGTTCCCATATCGTACGTACGGTCAATGACCGAGCCGAAATTCGTCACATAATCGGACATCGTTCCAACCACCACGGGTTGGTTGACAGGGCCCCAACTCGCTGTCCCGACGACGCCAACCATATTGGTAGGAACGCCATTGAGAACCAGATTCTGCGGAGGTACCACCTGCACATACAGGTCCGGTACCACCAAAGCGGTCGTATTGAGCGTGCCTTGCTGGTAGATCGCCATGGTCAGATCTCCCGTTGCTTCGGCACAGGCTTCGTTGCTGTTGCCACCCGCACTACGTCCCTCGCATGCTCGCCACGCAGCGCCTCACGCATTTGTCCGGGCTCGGCGATCACATCACCGACACCATGGCTGCCGAATGGCCGCACCACGATCAGAACAGCTTCCATTCCAGCACCTCCATCAGGCCAGGATAACCGACCCATTATAATCAAGGTCGCCAAACAACATCGTCGGGTTTGTGTTCAGCAGAGTGGTTCCATACTCAACGTCAAAAATCATGTCGCGCCGGTAGATCGAAGCAGACTGATCGTCATCCAGATTGGCGGTGCCGTGGAATCGCAGCCTTCCGCCGGTGCCGTCGGCCAGCGTCAGGAATGCGATCGGCACCAGACCCTGCATGATCAACGCCGAGCTTGTGTCACGTATCGACGGCGATGGCGCCCACACGGAGACCCTGAACTGCTGTTCCTGCCGGCCCAATTCCTCGAGCGCCGCCACCGCACTCGCGGTACGTGCTACCAACGTAGATACGCCCGGCACCGTCAGAGTTGCCTGTGTCAGCCAGCAAATCGTATCCGCACGGATCAGATCGGCCAGCGCTGCCGCCACCAAGGCAGCCGAATCGCCCGGCTGCGTCTGGTAGACGTAGGCGGTCTGCGTAACCAGCATACCGGCCAGGTCGCCCGGTGCGGCGGTCCCGAGAAATGTCGCCGAATTGCCGCTCACGCTAACCGTCAGGCTAGGGTCGCTGGGCAGCTCGGTTACCTGCACGCCCCAACGCGTGGTATTGCGGGTCGTTCCCGGTATGCCAAAGACGCTGACATCAATCCCGCCCGCCGCGCGGTCCTGCGTCAGCAGGCCGGTCGTTGGCCAGCCACGGAACACGCGAACCGGGCCGCCAGTGGCGCTCAATGAAGTCGTTCCGCTCGGGTACAGCGCCGCCAGCACGGCG